TAGTGGCGTTGAGTGGTTTAGCGCATCTGACATGGAATTTATCAATTGATTTAGATGTGCGATTTGGGGGGAAAGTAGAATTTCGCCACACCAGTTTAACATCTAATCCAACATGGTCAGACTCAACGCCCATCGGTGCGTCTGTTGCTGGAAATATGACTATGGTGACATTGCCTTTATTGACAGGCTCTTACCTCGCTAAATTTGTTGATTCAACGGGAAACAGGTCGTCAGGAATATCAAGTTTCGCGTCCACAACTGTACCTAATATTGTCAACATGAACGCTGTGGCAACATCGACACAGCACCCTAATTTTACTGGCGTAACAACAAACTTAGTAGCCACTGATGATTTATTAAAATTCACATCAGGGACTTATTGGGATTCGATTTCTGTCCTAGCCGGAGATATTGACGCTTGGGATTATATCGACAGAATTGGGGGCATTGAAACGTCTGGCACTTATGAGTTCGATAATTATGTGGATTTAGGGAAAGTGTATACATCAAGAGTAACATCTAGTGTTGAATTTAATGTTGCGGTCATTGGAAGCACTATAGATGAACGACTTGATTTTATTTATGATTGGGATGATTTCGACCAACCGGCGACCGATGGTGAAATAATTATCTACATAGCAACCACAAATGATGACCCATCAGCAACACCGACATGGAGTGGTTGGACAATATTTAAAGTTGCCGATTATCGGGCGAGAGCATTTAAATTTAAAATGGATGTTAGCGGCACAGATGCTAATTCACAACTTTATATCACCGGTCTAGCTATTTCTATCGACTGCCCAGACAGGGTACAGGGAGATGCTGGCATTCAAACAGGTGCGGCAGTCAAGTCAATCGCTTATCCGTCATCATTTTTTGCTGTGCCATCGTTGGGAATTACGGTGACAGATATGCACTCAAATGACGAATTGGAAATAACCAATGAAACAACAACTGGGTTTGATGTGGGCATAAAACATGGCTCAAGTTATCAAGACCACAAAATTAACTGGATAGCACGAGGATATTAAATGAGTACCCATGATTACGACATTGCAAATCAGACAGGCGCAAATTTTAGGTCAGATTTAAATCTGAATTTAGCGGCAATTCTCAGCACCAATTCTGGAACGTCAGTACCAACAACGTCAGTCGCAGGAACGCTTTGGGCTGACACAACTAATAATTTACTGAAAGTTAGGGATGCTAGCAACACTATTTGGATAACGATTGGAGCGTTGACCACTGCGGCTGGGGGCAATGCTGTGTTAACCGGAGAGATTGGCTCAACGGTGCAAGCGTATGATGCTGACCTTTCCACGGTTGCAACAAATGGCGTGGGAACAGGGGCAAATCAAATTGTTCAGATGACTAGCGATTCCAGATTACCAGCCGTCAATGCGACTAATTTAACCAACTTAAATGCTGGAAATTTAACAGGCACAATGGCGGCAATTGACGGTTCAGCGTTAACTGGAATGAATGGTATTTTGCAATTAGTTAGCGCAACCAACATAGAGACAACTCTTAACACCGGTGGAAGTTGGATTACTATTGTTGAAGCAACTATTACGCCCACAACTGCGACAAGTAAAATAATAATAATGGGAACAGCGTATCAAGACGCTCTAAGCCAAGCTATTACTCAATTGTTTTATCAAAGCACGTCTTTGGGCGGAGGGGGTAATATTTCTTATGGAGTCAACTATACAACAAATTCAAGTTCATATAACAGAGTTCATGAGCCAGCAGTCACATCATCAGTCACCTACTCTATAAAAGGCTTTTCATCCTCATCAACAGGAGATTGGTATCAAAACAGGTCTGGTTCATCTAGTTCTTTTACAATTCCAACAATGCTTGATAATTGCACATCATCAATTATTCTAATCGAAGTCGAGGGTTAAAATGGAACAGCAACAATTAATATTACAGGCGATTACTAGGTTACTTCCATCCGCTCAATTTTCAGTAGCATCTGATGGTGACATAATATGGAGAGATGAAAGCCATGCTCAACCAACAAATGCAGAAATTGAAAGTTCTAAATCAATCGTTCTGGCTGAATATGTCGCAACACAGTATCAGCGAGAACGAGTTTATCCATCGTGGCAAGACCAGTTAGATAATATGTTTCACAACGGTTTTGATGTATGGAAAGCCGACATTCAAGCGATTAAAGATAAGCATCCAAAATGAGCTTCAAAGGTTGGCTAACAGCTAAAGTAACTTGTACACCATCGTTGCTGGGAACACCGTCAGTATCAGCGTCATTGCTAGCAGAGCAGACAATAACATCTTCATTGTCAGGCAATCCTGCAATTAATGAAACTGCTGTTTTGGATGTGTTTAATTATATTCTGTCAGAGGACAGAAAGCATTTCATAGTTGCTGAAAATAGCGACAGAATAGGATTTTATTAATGGCTAATATATATTTATCTAATGACAACTTACTGAGTGTTGAGGGGTTGAAGAATTCCTCATCTGGCTCTTTCATGAACGATGCGACTGTCACAGCAACGCTTAAAGATTCTAGCGGCACATCCGTATCGGGGCAGACGTTCCCTGTGACGCTGAGTTATATTGCCGCAAGCGATGGCAATTATCAAACAACATTAGAGAACACGTTGAGTATGGTTGAGGATAGCATTTACACAGCAACGATTGCCGCAACATCCTCTGGGGGGCTGTATGCGACTTGGGATTTTAATTTAACAGCCACGAAGAGGGTGGTGTAATGGCTGACAAAAAGATAAGTGAATTTAGCGAACTCACAACATCAAATGAAGCAATTGAAATTATTGTTAATGATGCTGGCGACACAAAGAAAATTAGCAGAGCAACATTGTTCACTGGGGATGGTTCAAATCTAACAGGTATCTCTGGTGGTTCTGGCGGCTCTGGTGAAGCTAATGTTCAAGCAAATTGGACGGAAACAACAACGACCGATGATGCCTATATTCTAAATAAACCAGTTGTTCAGTATACCTCTGCAATCGCAAATGCCACCGCATCAGTAACAGGGTTAGCAACCTCGACACAAATTACCAAACTCGATGGTATTGAAGCGTCTGCAACGGCAGACCAAACTAATGCTGAAATCAAAACAGCGTATGAAGCAAATGCTGACACGAATGAATTTAGCGATGCAGAGCAAACGAAGTTATCTGGAATAGCCGCATCTGCCAACAACTATACTCACCCCTCTGGTGCTGGCGATAAGCACATTCCTACAGGGGGTTCGTCAGGTCAGTTCTTAAAGTATTCTTCATCAGGCACAGCAGTTTGGGCTGTTGACAATGACACTACTTATAGCGTTGGTGATGGGGGTCTGACGCAAGTTAACTTCACTACTGCTGACAACACCAAATTAGACGGAATAGCAACATCGGCTAACAACTATTCACATCCATCTGGCGATGGTAATCTCCATGTGCCAGCAACGAGTACAACGAACAATGGCAAAGTCCTCACCGCTGGTTCAACGGCTGGGGCATTAACTTGGGAAACTGCATCTGGTGGTGGTGGTGGTGGTGCGATGGAGTTTGTATCGCAGACAACTGTCAGTTCCAGCACTTCAAGCGTAGAGTTCACAAGCCTAAATTCCAGTTCGTATGACCGCTATATCATACACATTAAAGCGAATATGCAAACAGCCGCAGATTTGAGTATACGGTTTTCAGCGAACAATGGGACTAGTTACGATACTACTAGCAATTACTATACGCTAGGTACGAATACTGGGAATCTTGTGAGTCAGACTGCGATTGGATACGGCTACATCGCGTATGCTTCGGGTGACACTCACCATGCCACACTAGAAATAACCCCAAGTGCTGGCACAATTGTAAGTACTTGCTTTACGCAACGTCCAGTTTATCCCGCTAACAACACCATGCACCTAAATTCAATCGACAACACAACCTATTCAACAATAAATGCAGTGAAGATATTTAACAATGGTGGTTGGAACATAACTTCAGGGGTATTCACACTCTATGGCATTAAAGATTCATAAAAATAGGAGAACAAAATGAACAAAATGGTAAACGGAGTCATTGTCGAAATGACACCACAAGAAGTAACACAACGTAACGCTGAAGTCGCTTTGGCTGAAGCTGAGTTTGCCGCAACAGGATACATCTCTCAACGTCAAATAGCCTATCCACCAATGGCAGATTATTTGGATGGAATCGTCAAGGGTGATACTGCTCAAGTGGACAAATACGTTGCCGATTGTTTAGCCGTTAAAACACAATTTCCGAAGCCCTAGAGGACATAGATGATTGCGGAATTAATGGTGGCTAATGCCGCTTTCGCAGTTCTCAAAGAAAGCCTGTCAATGGGCAAGGATATAGTTGATTGCGCTGAACACCTTGGGATTTGGAGTGAGAAATCCAGAGAGATTACCGCGCAAGCAAAAGGCAAGAAAGGTGGTGGCACAGAGTCAGATTTAGAACTTTTCATGGCGGCAGAGAAAGTTAAAAATCAGCGTGAAGAACTGGAATATATGATGCGGTCAACGCGCCTAAACATGTGGCAGGAGTTCATTTTCTTCGAGGGAGAGCAAGTAAAAGCACGGAGAAAACAACGAGAAAAAGAAGAACGAGAAAAAGTCAAACGCACTGAATTTATAATGACTATATTTGCTTACGTGGTCGCATTTTTAATTCTTGCAGGGTCACTTTTTGGTGGGTTAAAACTAATTATAGGAATGCGATGAAATGCCTACAAAAGAGCAATGCGCTATAACAGATACGAAAATAACAGGGATTGAAAGAGAGGTGGCTGAGTTAAAAATGAAGCAAGATGCTTTAGACTTACGGCTCGATAATTTAACGACTATGGTGGCTCAGATTCGTGCTTTTGTCGCTGGGATACTTGTCTTGAGTTTGTTGCCAGATTCGATTTTAGACATTTTGAAGTGAGTGTATTTTGCTCACCAATATCCAATACTTTTAGCTTTTTTGGGTATAACGTACACAATGTTTTTGTTGGGTTATGTAATGCACTTATTACTTATTGAGATTTTCAGTTGAAAGAATATTGGAGGTTTTTTATAGAAGTTGTTTTTTATATTGGACTCGCCATTTTAGGAAGTTCTCTTGCAGTCTGGGTATTACAAAATATTTTTGAGGTATTTTATTATGGTTAAATTAAATAGAACACACATGACGGACGAGGAACTAAATAAAGAGGGATTGGAAGAAGTTATAGCTGATGACCTCGCTGAAGAAACTAGACAAATACAAACGGAAGATGAGTTTTCCATGCAAGAATTAGCGGAAATGGCTAATGGATAAAAATCGTGCCTATGAAATGGCAAAATTGTCACAACGTGCTTACTTGCCAACCGATGAATTTCAGAAACAACATTCCGACAGGCGTTTTAATTTCCACTCTGTTAATGGGACTCAGTTTTACACGGTCTGGACTGCAACCGAGTTAATTTTTGCTTTTCGTGGAACTGAAGCTAAATTCGCCGATATAAAAGCGGATTTAAAACTAAAAATGACGGATGTGGACTCTCCGCATGAATACGGCATGGTTCATCGCGGTTTTAAAGACGCATTAGATTGTGTTTTTGACGTTTTAGTAGAAGATTACAACCGGTTGTGCGAGGGACGAAACGTTATATTCACCGGACATTCATTAGGAGCGGCATTAGCGATTCTTGCTTGCTCACGTTTAAATAATTTTGAATCTGAATGCTTTTTATTTGGTGCGCCGCGCGTTGGCAATGCTGATTTCAGAGATGGGTTTAATTTTAGGTTCGATAAGACTTACAGATTTATTAACCAAAATGACGTAGTTACACGGCATCCCATGTCGCTCTGGGGTTATCGTCATATTGGGATGAGTTTTTATTTCGATGGTAATGGAAAATGCGTAACAAATCCAAATTTCTGGCATCGACTGAAACAATTTGCATCTGGAATGTATGCTGGAATTGAGAGCCATAAAATTGATTCTTTTGCTGACCATTCAGTTAGCAATTATGTTCGACTCACAAAGGAGTTATAAAAATGACTTTCCCACGATATTTTATCTGGTCGCTGATTATCATAATGATGATTCCAGTGCTGACAGGGTGCGCCGCAACAGCGAGCAAAGCGGCATCTTTCGCCGTGTCATCCTATTGCAAAATACCTAACGGAACTATTGGGCGCAAAGGGATTAGAGAAGCCTTTAATAAAAGTGTGTATCCGCATAAAGTGGAAGTGATTTGCGCTAATGACTAAAAACAATACTATCGAGGAATACATAAAATCCAATGAGGGTTTGCGGCTAATGCCCTATGAGGATTCGCTTGGCTTAACGACCATCGGTTATGGGCGTTGTTTAGAAACTAACGGCATCACGCAAAATGAAGCGGATATGTTATTTGCAAATGACATGAATATTGTGGCTGATGAGTTGCGGAAGATATTTCCAGACTTTGACAGCTTACGTTATAGCCAGCAAAAGTGCCTGATGGATATGTGTTTTAACTTAGGTTCAACACGGTTGCGGCGGTTTAAAAAGATGATAGCCGCTATCAATAAAGGTGACTTCACTGAAGCGGCTGTCGAGTTACTTGATAGCAGATACGCAAGACAGTTACCAAGACGTTCTGGCGACAATGCTATTCTGATGCGTTTAGTTTAACTACTGGGTTTTGAAGTTTTTAAGAATCTGTAATAGCTTTCAATATCAGATTCTACACCGCCATAATAATTAACACGTTCTATCACGCCATCAAAATCAATGCCTGTGTGTGAGCCATCATCAGGGTAGGTAGGGTTGTCTGTGATAAATTTTTTAATTAGGCTTTTTTGATTTTTGTTTAATTCGTTCATGATTCTTCCTTATTCAGTTTAGCCACCAACGCTTTCACCTCATCCCAATGCTCTGGCTTAATCCAGATTTTCTTATGTATTAATCCTTGTGCCTTGTGCTTGGCATAAGACGTTAGTTGATGCTTGCGGTTATTCTCTGGTGTGTTTTTAGCCATGTTCTTCAACCACCTTAAATGAAATTATAAGTCCATTTGCTTTAATGGGCTTACCATCATCATTAGGTAGTTCCACAATAACAGTTTGTCCTATGAGTTTATCGTAATAAGGGCTATTTATAGATTCATCCTCTAGTTCCGTAGTAATGGTAATACCATTGTGTAGCGTTGCTGTGTATGTTTTCATGATTTATTCTCCTTCTCTTGCAATTTCACTAGCACAATGTTCGCAACATTCTTGCACGACTTCACCATCCACTTTAGTGGCAAGCCACCCTCTATTAACTGAACTTTGCCTTGGAAGTTCGCCATATTCTTTGTTGTTTGAATCCGCAAACATGCACTGGCAGGTGTTGCAGAAATCTAGTGGATTCTCGCTTCTTTCATCTGTATATATTTTCATTTTATTCTCCAGTTTTATTTCCTCTAACACTTCAACAATCACACCTTGTTTTTCAATAGGGCAACCGTTTTCATCATTTAACTGGACAGTCATGCTTTTTCCAATAAGAGCCATCAAACCCTCTTTCATATAAGCATCTGCTGGGATTTGTGTTGTTAGTGTGCCAACTGTTCCATCTGCCAACAAACAAGTGTATGTATTCATGATTTATTCTCCAATTTCCAATATGCGAACCGTTCTTTGTGTTCTCTTTTTGCGTCTACTGCTGATATTGCGTTGTGCGAATCAGCTTCATTGACGAAAGCGTCACGCTTTGCTTTTAAGTTGAAACGCCACAAGTCCTTGTAGGGTTCGGAGTTTTTTGGATAGCGCAAAAACACACCGTCATACACATCTTCTGTAATTCCGAATCCTCTACTCTCTGCGTAAAATGTTTTCATGATTTATTCTCCAGTTATGTCGTTACATCGGCAATAAAAGCTGGCTAGTGTGGTGCATAGTGAGCGTGAAGCCGCAAGTATATCTTTCTGCACCTTAGAAGTTCTGCCGGTCTTAGTGAATAGTTCAGGGCTGTTAAAACAAACATCTGCGAAGCGCTCTACATGGCACACCAGTTCGTCAACAATCCATGCGCTGTGCGGCACTTGCATCACCAACGATTCTGGGTTGAGGTTTAATTTGTCCGATATGTCGTTGATGAGCGCTTCCATTTCACTGACGGATAGGTCATCATCGAGTTCAGAGATGACTTCTGCACATGGGACATCGAACACCTCGCAACCCAATGCGGCATACAGTAAATCTGATTCAACTACTGACACTCTAAATTCTGTGTATGTGTCATTTATGACCACATCCCTTTCGTCTACTATCGTTTTTTCTGGCTTAGTAATGTTAACAAGCATGATTTATTCTCCAGCCAATGATGCTTTTGTTGAAATAACTGCGGCTTCCCACTTCTGCTTTGCCACATTTACTATTGACCCCACTTGGGCGTTGGTTAATCTCAAGCCAAAGTCATCGGCGGCGTACTCTTTAGCACTTCGCCCAGCTAAGCCCCAGTTACATGAGAGTTCGTAATTGGTGACTACCCAGTTTGCTAACTCCTCAATCTCTGCGTTGTTTACAAATCTTTGTTGTAGTGTCATGATTTTCTCCGGTTATGAGGGGCTTTCGCCCCTCTGGTTAGTGGTTAGCTGATTATTTTAGTTGCCACAAGGGTGTCGTCTTCAGACCATTGTGATAAGTATATTTCAGCCTTTATAACGCGACCCACACGATTCTCAACATAGCCATCCGACTCGCCCATATAGCCGTGTTGTCTTACCCAGCCACCGCGAGTCACCTTATCCCATTGGATGTAACCTTTCAGCTTGCCCTTTTTAGCACCGCGAACATACTTGGGTAACTCAGCCATTTGCTCATCACCGAAATATCTGGTCGCCATTTCCGCGCCAAAATCTTCTGAAAGGTAGGCTCTTTTTGTTGCTATTGATGCGTATCTGCTCATGATTTTCTCCGCTTTTCGTTGATGTCAGGTACAGTATACTACTTAGGACTAAGTAATACAAGCAATATATCACCTTTCTTTAAAATAAATTCACTGGAAAATAAAACGCTTTTTCTCTCCATTGGCAAGCACACTAAGTGTCAAAAATCTCACTAAGTGCAGAAAAACACGCTTAAATGCAGATTTATGTGCTTAATGGTCAAATCTGACAATTAAGGCGGCTAAATATCTAAGTCTTCAGCTTTCAGATTAATGTACCGCGACAATGCGGCAGATGATTTATGCAAGCTAACCAGTTTCAATTGCTCAGACGACAGCCCACGTTCAGCTAGAATTGAAATCCCATGATGACGCAAATCATGAAAGTGCAAATCTTTGATATTGAGGGCATGGCAGGCGCGTGTGAAGTATGTGCCGAGCGTTTTATAATGCAGTTTCGGGAATATGAACTCACTAATCTGTGGCTGTTTAGCAATAATCTTACGCGCTGACTTTGGCAATGCGGCTCGCTTGGTTAGCCCTTTCTGGCTTGGGTGCTTTAAATTGCGAACCAGAATCGTATGTCCTTGAATATCATCCCAGCGTAAACGTGTTATCTCAGACTGCCTACGGGTCGAGTAAATTGCAAACCACATAATGTATAGCATATAAGGCGAAAAATGGCGTGAGAGAAGCCACATTTCCTTTGGTGTAGGTCTGCGGTCACGTTCCACAGACTTCGCGACCAATCTGGTGCTTTTTAACACCTTGCGAGCCGAATTAAATAGGGTTAAATCAACAACCAAAGAATCATCAACCGCTTGCATGGTACTGATGACAGTCTGCAACCAAATCAGGTCAATATTAGCCGTTTGCGGCAAACATTCATCATTTCTACTCTTTATATATAGCACCACATCAGCGATGGTGAGCGCATTAACATCTATTTCGGCAATGGTTGAACGTGCCAAGCGGTTTAAATCACTGAGTTTTGAGCGTCCAGAAATATTAAAGGTGTTTAAATAATTGTGGATAACTTTCTGGATTGGATAAGCGGCGATGCTGTGGTGAACAATGCCATGCTGTACTTCAGCCTGACGCTTGACTGCCCAATCTTTTGCAAGCTGATGACGTAGAAAAGAACGCTTTTCGCGATGGATGACACGTTTATTTTTAGTGATTTTTAGGGCGGCATCATAGATAATTACGCCATCTGAACGCTTGCGCTTGGTTATATGAGCCATTCATTAAGTCATTCATGGGGAATTTATGGGGAACGAGCCACATAAAATGGCACAAAATAAGGCTAAACAACAGTAATATGACTAATCAAATAAATCGGAAGGTATGTGTCGCACCGATGCTAGATTGGACGGATAAGCATTGCTACAGTGCTTAATCAGCACTCATGGGGAATTTATGGGGAAGTAGGTTTAAAAATAGCGTATTGAGCGAGTATGTTTTTATTCACAATATATGCGGTTGCTTGTTTGGTTTCGCCTTTGGGTGTGTAGGGAATCAGTTGTGGGCTATGCTTAATAATTAAGAACTTCAATCGTTCTGTTTTTATCCAATAAATCCCATCATGAACAACAAACACCCACCAATCTGCTTTCGTTGTGATTAATCCAGAATCTTTGCCACCAAAACTAATCTCAACACAAACATTGCCAGTTTTTTCAGACTTAATATCGTATTTAACCTCAATGGCTTGTTTTGTTTCTGGAACGAAAATATCGAAATCTTTAAAATATCCGTCAATCATCAATGCTTTTGGGTAGCTTGCCTGAATCGTTTTTAACACCTTTCTTTCTACTTCCTGACCAACCGCTAAATCATCCGCGAATGTCATGCTGGCGCACCTGTCACCATGCTAATGAGCGGCTTGCCGGAATCATCAAGGCGCGGCAGATATAAGTCGGTAAATTCAGTCCACAACTGGATTAAACTATTATCACTCATGCCCTTGCGCGGCTGTTTTAAATGCTCACAGATTCTATCGAAATCAATTGGTGAACGCTCAACCCTATACCTATCCGCATAATCTTTCGCGCATTCTTTGCACCGCCAACTTTTTAAATCACGCGCGGTGCTTTCGCGCGTAAACATGAACAAATACTTTTCCTCGCGGCAGACTGAACATATCTTTTTTTCATCACCGTCACGCCCAATTCTTTCGCGCTCAGTGCGGCAGTCAGCGCACCAATTATCAACGCCGTCAGGGTTTGCTTTTCGCAACCTAAATTCATCAATGCCTTTTCGCGTATCACATTGTTTACAAACTTTATTTTCAATCATGGGGTATTGAGCGGCGACACAACTTTATCAACCACTTCGCTCATCTTTTCCTCTGCGTCTTTTAACGCTTTGCGATAGCCGGTTTTGTAACCTCGCGAATATTCTGCGGCACTGATTTTGTGTAAAAGTTCATAATTCTCTATGATGTGTTTATCATGTAAATTATCCGTCCATTCTGCCATTTTCTTATCCATTTTAGTTACCTCGATGACGGCTCTGACGGTATGGTGAGTTCTGGCAATACAACCGCATCAACGACTTTTGCCATCTGGAGTTCTACATCTTTCAACGCTTGTTGATAGCCGTGGTTAAAAGCAACATCCTTGAGTTGATTCACTAATTTAATGGTTTCAGCGTTTAATTTTTCGTTCATAAATCACCTATTCTGTTATTAAGTTGAGGTTTGAGTGGTGTTTACGCACCACTCGCCCCATTTCTGATGACGCTCTTTGGTCGGAGAGGGTGATTGAAAATCAAACAAAAAATCACACCAAGAGGGACACAAAGCCATCAACCGCAACGGTTGTCGGGGAACATGAATAAACCCCCACGCCACTCAATTGCTATACGCGCACCATGCCATTTGAGGGGAGCATGGATTTTCGGAGGGTTATTTAAAACGGAATGTCATCATCAAAGCCAGCCGCAGTTGCGGTTGTGCTTACCGCAGGTGCGGTGACATTTGGTGCTGGTTGTGCTTGTTGATTCTGCCTTGGTTTTGGTTTGAACATCGACACAACAATTGAATCACCGCCGCGTTCATCGGGAATACCGGCTGGGTTAAACCATTTATAGAGTAATATAAATTTGCCATTATTTGATTCCATGACCGCGCCAATATTCTGATAACGGTTCTTTTCCTCATTTTGGTCATTGGTATAACTGCCGGTTTTAACTGCTAAATCATAAAGTTTTGCCATTGTTTTTCCTTTATATTTAAATTCTTAATTTACTGTTTCCATAAACTCTTTCTAGTTCTGCAACTTCAATACCACCACTACCATCGTTTGACCTAGATAATTTCCCTTGTTTTAAGTGGCGGTATACGGTTGCCGGTGCTTTACCGGACATAACAATCGCTTCACCCACTGGAACAACATCATCTGTTCTGTTAGTTTGCGGTATTACACTATCTAATAACTGACCGACCATTTCTTCTAACAAGCAAATCCTTTCCTCAAGCGTTCCATTTTCTTCAGGTGTCACGTTGTTGGTGTGCCACCATCCAGCTTCATTCACAACTTCTATGATTGAATCTAAAGTTATATCGTATTTTGGGTAGGTTTTAGCCGCGCAAGAGGTCGCGGTAACAATGTCGTCAATACCGTTATTCACAACCCAATTTCTCAACAAATAATTTTTTATTAGGTATTTTCGGCTGGTCGTTAAGATGCTCATTTTGTTTTTCCTCTATAGTAAAAATTCAATTTCCACGCTGGGCATTATTGGTTTTGCTCTGCGTTTTGGTTCTTCTTCCTTTTGAACGTATTGCCAGAAATCTTGTAATAATCCAAATTGCATATCCCAATATTCTTGGCTAAAAGTGATGCGCCATACCCTTAATTCTTCTGGTGTCCAAGCCACTAAGTCAGCTTGATTCATTCCAGTAATCGCCATTTGCCCCATGATTTGAGCCACATAATGCGCTGGCGCGGTGTCGTACATCTTGTGATAGGGGCATTTAAACTCAACAAGCCTTTCATCGGTAAATCCATCAGGCGTACAACCCAGCCAATCATGCTTTGGGTGCTTTCTGAATTTCTGGTTTTTGCCTGAGTGATAAACAATGACTGATTGATTTAACTCATATCCATCGCAACAGTTATACTCATTGTCCTCACCCCATTGGGTCATTTCATTGCCATCAAACTTTGGGTCAATCTTTAAGATTTGGCGGTATAATTTCTGTCGGGTTTGGTATTGGTTAATGCCCATCGCTGATGCGAAAGTGGACGCAGTTAAACGTCCCTCTCGCTCTGGCGAAAGGTTCATAAACCCAGCCTTTCTTTCGTTTGGGTTTTTTGCTCAACATACAAACGAGCAACTTTTAATTTGTTTAACTCGTTCCAGTATTTGGTTAAATCATCACGGGTTTTCATTTCTGAAAACTTACTGATTATTTTCGGGTCTTTTTGTGAATCATCATCCACAGGTTGAGTTTCTTGCATGGGCAAACTTTCGCCAGCATAGATGTAATGTCCTAAACCAAACATAGCTATCGCTTTTACTAAGCATCGCATCCTTGCATTCGCCACTAAATCACAAGATGGGTTTGTCACAGGCTTATTGCGGTTATCAGTAACCGCCAGCCACATTTCTCTGGTCACACCCTCAACGGTTAGTTCTACCCAAACCTCACAACTGCCATTAGGCAGAAAATTAATTGGCTGAAATTTATATGTGGAGTTCGGATAATATTCTTGTAATGTTGCCCATGCCCATGACCAGCTTAAATAAGTAAAATTATTCTTGGTGTCGGTGTGTTCATTAACGTTGATAGCACTCAAGGTGTCCCATACTCTTTGCATTTTTTGCTTGCTCATGCTCATGTTCGCACCTCTTTTCTTAGCTTTAAGAATTGAACGGTTAATTCATCTTCTAGCTTTTTAACTTTTCCAATTTCCTCATCCAGCAATGTGCCAAACTCATAAGATGTGGGCGATGTGTCGAGCAAGTCATTATCAAGCTGGCGCAAGCTATAAAGCGTGGTACTTGCACTGGTTAACTTTTCCTCCACCTCTGCTAATTCTTCTGCTAATAACTCACTTCTTTCTGGAATCATGTAGCATCCAGCAACCGATAAAATGTCCTCTGCATAACTCATGTTCTTCTCCGCTAGTTAAAAGACACAAGGGCAACAACTGCCCATGCCGCACCTAGACAAAAGATGAATGCAACAGCGGTCAAAAGTGCTTCAAGTAGGGTTTCTTCATTGCGAAGAACTGGCTTTGAGGTGCAGTTTTTATAATCAACCATGTTGCGCTCCGTTTGTTTAGGTACAGGTATATGATACGCAATGTATCCTCAGAATGCAACAAAAAGCTACACAAAGTAGCAATTAACATGGGGTGTAAGTAATTACTTACAAGGTTTGTTATTTATTGAGAGATTTTATCAATCCTTTAAGCATTGCTTTGTCAGCACCGCTTAACAAGCGTATATCGCGCAACAACTCAAGTTCTTGCGGAGTTGGTGCGTCTGCATCTGGCTCAGTTAATTGTGTCACAGGAACGCCCAGAATGCGCGACATAGCGCAAATGCTTTCGTATCTAGGGATGCGTTTACCTGTTAACCAATGACCTAATGCGCCACGCGTAATCCCAAGCCTGTCGGCTAATTCTTGTTGGGTGATTTTCCGCTCGCGCATTATTCGTTTGGTTTCATCTATCCATTTATCATTATTATCAGCCATCTGGAAAGTGTGGCAGATGACATATCTCTTCTGGCTACTTTTCGTAGCAAAATAAGTTGCTTTCATGGGATACTCTGTGTATCATAACAAGTATGAATAAATTTAACGATTTTGTTAAGACTTGCGGCACTCAACATGAAGCGGCTCGCCTTTTGGGGGTTAGTAGGGGGTTTATTTCGCATATGCAAACAGGTAGGCGCACCGTGTCGATTAATTTAGCACGACAGGTTGAACGCTTAACTGATGGCGACATAACACTTTGCGATTTACGACCCGATATTTTTGGTAAGTGACACGCGCTCGCCACCTCATTTTGGGGTGGCTTTTTTTTGCACAAAATCAAAGAGCGAATATTGATAGGGTGACGGATGAACAGCACTGAGAAAAGAATCCACGAATATAAAATTCGTTTTACGGATACGGAGATTATTGCGATTTCTAAACTTGCCCATCTTGATGACAGAACGGTTACGGATTGGATTCATAATAAATTAACCCTCGCGGTATTTGGCTTAATTCAAAAGTTAAACGAATCTGATGCGAAATGCCATGAAACTAATAGGGGCTTATAGGGATGGGTTCACCATACGCATTTGACCCAGATATTGCTCACCAATATGGCGTTGATGAAGCCATTATGGTTCGCTCATTTCAGTATTGGATTGAGATGAATGCAAGCAAAAACAGAAACCGACACGATGATAAAACGTGGACTTACAACACCATTTCAGAACTCAAAAAAGGGTTTTCATTCTGGTCTGAAAAGCAAGTTGGGCGCATTGTTAAATCACTTATTTCACAGGGAATATTGGTCGTTGGGAACTACAATGCACACCGTTATGACCGCACAACATGGTACGCATTTTCTAATGAAGAACAATGGCTACAGGCTACGGTTTTAAACAATTCCCCGAATGGTAAAGTCACGGATTCATTGAATTCCCCAAGTGGTAAACAGGTAGATACCACTCAGGGTTTAGGTAAACCGCAAAAGGTAACTACTATACCAATTACTAACACAGTTACTAACACAGTTATAAAAGAAGGGGGGCGTTTCACGCCACCCACGCTTGAAGAAGTCAGGGCGGTTATTGTTGAAAATAAATACCCGTTTATGGCTGAAGAATTTGTGCTTTATTACGAGCAAAAAGATTGGATGGTTGGTAAAACTAAAATGAAGTATTTCAAAAAAGCACTGGCACTATGGAATATAAGAGAGAGGAAGAAATCCAATGGAAATAATCAGCAACAGACCAGTGAACTCGATTGGTCAAGCACCAACTTTTGATAACAATATTTTAAAGAAAGTGATTGTGGCATTAATCGAGGTAATGAAAACTGACTTCGGGCAGATGTTTAAAAAACAGTTTACTGATGACGAAAGCCTGACTAACTATAAGCGGCGAATTTATCAGAAATTAGATAGAGATAAATATACGCCAGATTTAATAACGGCTGGATATGAGCGTTTTGTTTCAAATGCGCCAAAGTTTCCACCAAGCGTTCCTGTTTTGATTAATTACATTGACGACCAAGTGGCTCGCGTCAAAGTACCAAAAAGCCACCGCCTAGAAAAACAGCAGTACGGCGACACTATTGATTGCAACATTCAAGGACACCATGACCACAATGCGTATTTGATTTCATTGGGGAAAGAACCACTGAAGATGGTTTATACAGCAGAAGAAATTAATAAAGAAAAGGAAATATTCCATGCTTTCAAAGCCGCTCTCTGACTGTTGCCAACGCCCACCATTACAACCGTTAAGTGATGACGGCATTGGTCAATGTTGTTGGTGTTTATTTTGGCTAGATAAGGACGAATGGATTGAAATGGAAAGCGATTCAGAAAAGGCAAGCGTGGGAGTCATTAGGCGAGAATGGGCAAGCCTTTGTGAACGAAGTAAAAAAGCGGTTCGGGATTTCAAGGATAAAAATAATAACACAGGACGGATATTATGACAGCGATAGATACGTTAAGCAATCAAGCGAAACTAAGAGAAATATACCTGAAAATAGAAAAGTTGCAGGGGGAAGTGGAAAGGCTTTATAAGCAAGCGGCTGTCCTTGATGAATTACTCATGCGTAGTGGTTAAATATGAGATTGAGTTTGATGGATTGCCGCCAAGTGTTAACGGACTTTATCGCATCTTTCGCGGCAGAACTATTGTGTCTAAGAAATGCCGCGAATACAAACGGTATATTAAAGCGGAAATTAAACGCCTTGGCTTGCAGAATGAACAGGTGGCAGACAGGTTATATGTTTCAATCCAATTGTATGCGCCAAACTTGCGAAAATACGATATTGATAACAGGGTAAAAGTGCTGATGGATGCATTGCAAGCATCGGGGTTAATTGTTGATGATGAGCAGTTGGATACATTACTGGTTGACCGCTGGGGGTTAGGCGTTGAAAAAGGCGGCAAGACGATTGTGAAGATAGGTATTTTAGGATGATAGTTATCCGCTTGCTAGTCGCGTTCATGCTTTTGCCATTGTTTATCTTGCTGGGGGGAACGGTGTTGATGTTGCATTTAGTTTACGGCAGTTTTGATGGGGTTAAATGGGATGAGTGATATTAACGACCTATTAAACCGACTCAGCAAAGTTAAACAAACTGGTTCTGGCAAATGGGTTGCGTGTTGCCCAGCGCATGAGGATAGGTCGCCGTCATTGTCCATCAGGCAAGCAGATGACAAAATATTGATTTATTGCTTTGCCGGTTGTGATGCTGATGATGTGGTTAGCGCAGTGGGTATGAGTCTGGGCGATTTAATGCCTGAGTCGGTTGGGCATAACCACCAACCGCGCACTTACACAGAAATACCAACACACACAAAAGCTGAGTTGTTTGATGTAATGGTGGGGGAAACGGCAATATTTATGGTGGCGGCTCGACAGATAGCAATGGGAATTCCATTTAGTGAGGTTGATACTAAGCGGATTAGGTTAGCGGAAAACAGATTAGATAAAGTGATTGCGTTAGTCGATGCTCGTGGTGAATATATACCGCCAAAAATATATAACGATTTAACGCCGAATGAGATTGGTGAAGAAACCGCAATTATTGAGAACCATGCGGATAATTTAAACGATTACCACAGAGAAATAAGCACTGAAGAATTTAGACGGGTGGCGATAGCAAAATCACGCCTGCGTAGGCATTACAAACAGATTAGATAAAGCGATTTCATTGGTGAGGAATTAATGAGTAATACAGTCAGGATTCGTAAAAAAAGTGATTATGACAAAGCGATGGAAATGGTTAATCATCCACCGCATTACATGCAAGGCGGCATCGAGCAAATTGATGTGATGAGGGCAACATTAACTAGAGAGAAATTTATTGGTGCGATGGAGTATAACGAAAAGCGTTATATGCGCCGGTGGGATTCAAAAGGTATCACGGATGACATGACTGAGGACGAGAAAAATTTAGTTAAATATGTGAATTTAAGTAAAGCTGAATTTCATTTAAAAGAATTACTGAATATGCACAAGCCTAAAGGTATAGGAACGCCAGAGTATGAGGATGTTGATGTGGACAAAATTAAATGACAATGGAATTATGAAAGAGTGGCTAAATAGGTGGATAAGACCATCGACCACACCTAATGTGGTTCAGGTCAGGTACGGGTATTCAGGTCGGTCAATTGCTAAATGCTGGTGTGGAAGTGGCTTAATTACATTTTATAGCAGAAATGAGCGCGTCTGTATTTCAGTAAAGTGTGGGCGCACATATGATTTGGATACCGCTGTAGAAATTAAGCATCAGAGGTGATGAGATGAACAAGGATGGTAGACCATTAATAGAAATAGATTGGGAACAGGTTGATGAGATGTGTCAGATTCAATGTACTGGCGAGGAACAGGCTGGAATTCTTGGCATTGATTATGAAACGCTGAATAGGGCGTGTAAACGCGAGAAAGACCTGAGTTTTAAGGACTATTACGCCCAAAAGGGTGCTGGTGGCAAGAAAAGTTTAAGGCGTAGACAATATACTTCCGCGATGGAGGGCAACCCGACCATGTTGGTTTGGCTTGGAAAGAACTGGCTTGGGCAGACTGACAGGATTGAAGCTGATGTTGTGAGTTTGCCTAAAATGGATATAACGGTGGTTCGTGATTCTGAGTAAAGCGCAGTCAAAGATATTTGATAGTGATGACCGTTTTAGGGTGGTTGTTGCTGGTAGACGGTTCGGCAAAACAACGCTGTCACTGGTTGAGTTATTGCGCGTGGCTTTAGACCGAAAGACTAAAGTTTACTATGTCGCGCCAACGTACAAATCAGCAAAGGAAATCGCATGGCAAATGCTGAACGATTCAATTCCTGATGGCTATATTTCTAAAAAGCACGAAACAGAACTGAAGATGACTTTGCGGAACGGTTCAACCATTGCGTTAAAAGGAGCAGATAATTACGACAGTCTGCGTGGTGTTGGCTTAGATTTTATTGTGCTTGATGAGTTTGCTGATATGCATCCAGACGCATGGTTTCATGTATTGCGTCCAACCTTATCTGATACTGGCGGCAAGGCATTATTTATTGGCTCGCCCAAAGGCAGAAACCACTTTTATGATTTATGGACTAAAGGTATTGATGGTGCTGATGGCTGGGCATCGTTCCAGTTCACAACGCTTGATGGCGGTTATGTGCCACCTAAAGAAATTGAATCGGCTAAAGCGGATTTAGATTTGCGAACATTCCAGCAAGAGTATGAAGCTAAGTTTGTGAATTACGAGGGCATCATTTACTACAATTTCAACCGCAAAGAATCCGTTAAGCCAACAGATAAAGCCAAGCAATACCATATCGGCATTGATATGAACATTAACCCGATGAGTGCAGTGGTTATGGGTATTGATGGTACAACGATGAACGTGTTGGACGAGGTGGTTATCTTTGGCAGTAATACGGCTGAGTTGATGGATGAATTACATCAGCGCGGATACACCACAGACAAAGCAACACTTTACCCAGACCCAGCTTGCAGACAACGAAAAACAAGTGCTGGCGGCAAGACTGATTTAAGCATTATGGAGAACGCCGGTTATAGGGTGAGGGTGCGGAATAAACACACGGCTGTTAGAGATAGAATCAACGCGGTTAACTCACGGCTATTAAACGGCAAGGGTGAGCGGCATTTGTTCGTTGACCCAAAGTGCAACACGGTTATCAGGTGTCTGGAAAGGCACATTTATAAAGAGGGAACTTCGCAACCAGAAAAGGATTCTGGATTTGACCATATGAACGATGCTTTAGGCTACGCGGTGGATTTTTTATATCCAATCAAGAAATCCTATGATGAACAACCAATGACACGATGGACTTAAAATTATGAGTATTATTGAAAAGAACGGCAATTATGATAGCAACGCTAGCTTATGGGAATTTCACTTGCGGAGTTTCTTGGGCGGTAATGACTACAAGAACGGAAATTACCTTGTTAAGTACACTCTAGAGGATAACGATGAATACCAGAAACGGATAGATTTAACACCAATCGACAACCATTGCAGAAATGTGGTACAGATATTCTCTAGCTTTGTCTGGCGCGTACCACCAAAGAGGGATTTGGGTAACTTAGGCGATGACCCAGCCGTTAACGCTTTCCTTGCTGATGCTGATTTAGATGGGCGCGAACTCAATGAATTTCTGCGCGATGCACAAATCTGGTCTAGTGTTTATGGTCATTGTTGGTTGTTGGTTGACAAGCCACCATCCAATGCTAAAACAAGGGCAGAGGAATTAGACCAAGACATTCGACCTTATATCCAGTTAATTACCCCAGAGAATGTATTTGATTGGCGTTATGAACGCGCTGAGTCTGGGCGGTATGTATTAACCTATTTGAAAGTTCGTGAGTGGGTTGAGGGGGATGAGCAATTCTTTAGGGTTTGGACGAGCGACAAAATAGAGGGCTGGAGCGTTATCGGTGATGAGGAAAAGAAAGTTAGCGACATTGATAACCCATTAGACATGATTCCAGCCGTCTGTTTATATGCTCAACGCTCACCACTTCGCGGCACAGGTATTTCAGATATTGGCGATATTGCTTTAAAACAGAAAAGCATATACAACAAGCTATCTGAAATTGAGCAGTTAATCCGTATTACTAACCACCCATCACTGGTTAAAACACAGGGAACAGATGCAACGGCTGGTGCTGGCGCAATCATTCACATGGATGACGACCTTGATGCTGGGTTGAAACCATATTTGTTACAACCGTCTGGAACTAACCTAGACGCAATCAGAGCGTGTATAACAGACGAAGTTGAAGCTATTAACAGAATGGCGCACATGGGCGCAGTTAGAGCAACTGAAGCGCAGACAAAGAGCGGTGTGGCATTACAGACTGAGTTCCAGTTATTAAATGCAAGATTATCTGAAAAAGCGGCATTATTAGAGTTAGCCGAGGAACAAATCTGGGATATATTCGCGAAATGGCAAGGCATTGAAAACCAAGTGCTGACCGATTATAACAACGACTTTGATTTGCATGATTTGGGTGCTGAACTGGATTTCTTGCAAAGAGCCAAAGCATCAGGGATTAAATCAACGGCATTTGTGCATGGGGTTGATGAGGGCATTGCTAAACTGGTTCTGAAAGACACGGAACTGGATAATGCGTTAAGCCAAATCAAGGAAAATACCATTGTAGTCGGTGAGTTTACAGATGGCATCGAATAGACACGCACGAACGCTGGAAAAACTGGCTGACCAGTACGAGCGGCTTTTAAACGAGTCGCTTGTTAGGTTTGAAAAGTCGATTGTTAATCAGTTGGCAAGTGCGCCAACATCAGCAGACAAGTTATTTGATTTACAGTTTGCGTTAGGGATGCGGCAATCATTGCGTGAAGCAGTTGAAAAGGAAGTGCTGACCGATGTGCATAAAGCGATTGCGAACTTTGATGGTGCTGAGAAATCATTGATTGAGATGTATGGCGCATCTGGTATTGATGAAGCCTTGCTGACGGTTGACCGCTCTATTGTCAGGCAACTTAAAAAGCTAACATTCCAAGGCTTTGAGGATGTGGCTGAAACCTTTATTGATTCCATCAGTCGGGAAATCTATCAAAACACGCTAACTGGTAAGCCATTAGCTGATTCAATACGAGCGGTTCAGCAACAAATCAATGGGGTGTATATTCAGACCAATGATAATGAAGCGCAGGAGTTAGTTGAATTCATCGCGGAAAACAAGTTTGACCCAGCCAAACAAAGCGCAGTGGATGCGGCAGTTGAGCGGTTGCATACCAAATACGCAAGAGATAGGGTTGGTAATAATCTCAGGCGTTATGCAACGCAACAACTACACGATGGATTAATGCAATATTCGGCTTCAATTAATATGCAAATGGCTAACCAATTGGGTGCTGAACAATTTGAGTATTTTGGAACGGTGGTTGAGGATACGCGGCAATGGTGTAAAGACCATATTGGTCGTGTGATGACAGAACAAGAAATAAGGGATGAGTGGGCGAATAATAGCTGGGCTGGCAAATCGTCAAGCGACCCATTCATTGCGCGTGGCGGTTACAACTGCCGCCATCATTTCAGAGCAGTATTTAACGAAGATTAGAGGACACACAATGGCAGAAGAAAAAGAGCAAGAGGTAATTGAAGAACCAATAGCACCAGAGTTCACCCAAGAACAGGTGGATAAAATGGTTTCAGACCGGTTAGCGCGTGAGCGCAAGAAGTACGACAAGAAATATGCTGGCGTTGATGTTGATGCTTATAAAGGCTGGCAAGCAGAGCAAGAACAGGCGGAGGTTGACCGCCAGAAAGAGCGTGGTGATTTTGAAGCTATCTTAAAAACAGCAGTCGGCAAGAAAGATGATGAGATTAGCCAGTTGAAAACACGGTTAACTGAGATAGAAGTGGATGGCTCATTGTTACGCGCCGCAAGCGGTTTAAATGCGGTGTCGCCAGAACAAGTCGCTTCATTATTGCAGAGTCAAGTTAGATTAGGTGACGGCGGCGTGGTGGAAGTCATTGACAAACAAGGGGTTTTGCTGTATGGTGACAACGGAGAAATGAAGAAAGTGACTGATTTAGTCAGTTCTTTTTTAACAACGAACCCACATTTTGTTAAAGCATCGTTATCGGGTGCTGGCAGTGTCGGTAAAGTTGGCGGTGGAACACAGACACCTAAACCTGTGGCTGAAATGACTCATGACGAATACCGTGAGCATAGAAAGTCGATAGGGAGAGGTGTGAGGTAAACCCAAATTGCCATCCCTAGTTAAATTATTTTATTTATTTAGGGAAACTAAATGGCATCTTCAACTACATCCACGCTAGATGATTTATTTACTAATATCATCGCAGAAGCGACATTCACCGCACAAGAACAATCATTGGTGCGGAATCTAGTTACAAATTATAGTCTTGCTGGTGACTCTGGCAAGACAATCCAAGTACCCATCTATCCAGCAGTAGCGGCGGCGGCGTTGACTGAGGGAACAGATATGTCCTCAACTGCGGTATCAACGAGCAATGTATCTATTACTGTTGCAGAAGTTGGTGTTCAAGCAGTATTAACCGATTTAGCGGCTCAATCTTCGGCGCGTGATGTTGCCGGTGATTTAGGTCGTGTGCTGGGCGAGGGTATCGCTAAGAAAATGGACGAGGATTTAATTGCTTTGTTCGATGGCTTCAGCACTTCATTCGGCGCAAGCACAACGGAACTCACGGCGGCTGATATATTTAAAGCGGCGGCAACCTTACGCGCTAATAACGCAATAGGCACACCAGTTGCGGTCATCCATCCATACCAAGCCTACAACCTCAAAGCTAACCTAACCAACACATTCGCCAATCCAAATGGCGGTGATGCTCAGAATGCGGCAATGCGTTCTGGATATGTTGGCACACTAGCTGGCGTTGATATTTATGAATCCGCAAATATATCCATTGATGGTTCTGGTGATTCTAAAGGCGCAATGTTTGTTCCAGCCGCATTAGGGTTAGCACTTAAATGGGATATTAAAATTGAGCCACAACGCGATGCAAGTATTCGTGGTTGGGAACTGAATGCGACCGCTGCGTATGGTGTTGGTGAACTTCAAGACTCAATGGGTGTTGAACTTTACTTTGATGCTGGTTTGTAAATTATGGCAATGTCACAAGACAGTGACTTAACGTCACTGCAACCTGACATTTTATCGCTTGGCATTAGTACATTTACCTCAGCACATACTAATGCACAAGCTGATATTGAGCGCGAGTTGCGGAATGCTTGGTGGGCTAAAACTGGTAGAACTGGCGAATTAAACTCTAGCAAACTAACCGAGGCTCAGTTTACCAAGTGTTCCTCTTTTCTTGTGTTGTGGAAATATGCACTCCCTAAATTATCAACTTGGGGTGAGGGCGACAGATTTCTGGAAATGATTAAATTCTATCGGTCACGGTTTGACGAGGAATTTGAGCAAGTTCTGAAAGATGGCGTTGAGTATGATGCAGATGGTGACGGCTCAGTGGCTAACGCTGAAAAAGTTGCCATCCATCACGGCAGATTGACACGATGATTGCTTTGAAAATAGATAGACGCGAGCTTGATAGGAAGTTGGCGGCTATCGTTAAAGAGCAACCCAAGAAAGTTGGTAAGGCGTTAGGCAGAACGGCATCATTGGGTATTAATATTTTGCTTGACCGTCTAAAGGTAGGGGAGGGTTTAAAGGGTGCTTTTAAGCCTTATTCTGAAAGCTATGCGTGGGATAGGCAAAACATCAAGCCTAAAGCGCAAGTTGCTTTTGTTGATTTAAACCGCACTGGAAAAATGTGGAGTAGTTTAACGATTACGAAACTAACGCGCAGTAAGGCAGTTATCTCAGCAACAGGCGCACTCGACAAAAAGAAGATTGCTAATACCGACAAACAACGACCTTGGTTTGGTTTTAAGCCAGATGAAGAAAAGCGTTTGGTTCGATTCTTTGGGAAACAGTTATGAGTATTCGCGAATCTATTGCCGCGAATCTGGTAACTACTTTGTCAGGGATGACCTCACCAATCACATTGAAAAAGGTTGAACGCAATCCTTTTGATTTTGAGAAATTAAGCAATGCTCAGTTTCCAGCATGTTGGATTCAGAGCGGCGAAGAAACGCGCGAAGATTCCACCATGAATGAATCATCTTCTAAACGTGCGGCAGTGGTTAATTATCGGGTGATTGGATTTGTTAAAAGTTCAACGATAGACACGGCACGAAATGAGTTAATTGAGGGTATTGAAGAAGTGCTTGATGCCGACAGGACGCGCGGTGGTTATGCGTTAGATACACAAGTTACAGAAGTTGGTACAGACGAGGGTGCAATTGACCCTGTGGGCGGCATTATTATGAATGTCCGTATTGAATACACTTATGTTAGGGGATTAACCTAATGAAAATGAGAATTGGCAAAGGCGGCACTATCATCAATGTTGAAGATAGGGCGGTTGAGCGAATGAAGTCGATGGGTTGGCAAGAAATCAAACCATCAAAACCTAAATCTAAGGCTAAAAAGGTGAAACAAGATGGCAACTCATAAAGGTTCTGAGGGCGTAGTTAAAGTTGGCGCAAATACTATTGCGGAACTCAAAAGCTATAGCATCGAAGAAACGGCAAACACAATAGACACAACAACGCTGGGTGATTCTTCTGAAACCCATGTTGCTGGCTTAACAAAATGGTCGGGTTCGGCTGATTGCTTTTGGGATGAAACAGACACTAATGGGCAGGTGGCATTAGCCATTGGCGCATCAGTGACGATGAATTTTTATCCAGAGGGTGCAACTTCTGGCGACAGATATGCGACAGGCACAGCAACAGTTGTTGGCGCAAGTGTTAACGCTGAATCTGATGGCATAGTGGAAACATCATTTAGCTTTACTGGGAACGGCGACCTCACATGGGGCGCGGCTAGTTAATGTCTGATGTATTAAATGCGGCTAAGACCCAGTTTCGTGACAGGCTTTCATCGGGCTTGTCACAACTGGTTATACCAGAATGGGAAATCAACGGTAAGCCGATAACGATTTATTACAAACCGTCAATGACAATGAAAGAACAAGGTGAGGTTCTTAAATTGGCTAATGACAATAAACAAGCTGATTCCATCGTCATGAATATTATTATCAGAGCATTGGACGCTGATGGAAAAAGAATGTTTAAGCGAGCGCACATGACTGAGTTGATGAATGAAACCGACCCAGAAATATTGAGCCGCATTGTTGTGGAAATGAATGGTGATGGCTTAGATTTGGATGACGTAGTAAAAAACTAAAAAGTGACCATGATTTAAGGTTCTGTTTGCGTCTGGCAGAGCATCTACATAAATCGCTGGATGAAATCATGGCACTTAGTACAGATGAAATCATGTTGTGGGTGGCGCATTTGGAGTTGAAACGCGATGGCAAGTAAAGATGTAAAAATAGTAATAACCGCCCAAGACAGAACCAAAAGAGCATTTGCATCTGTTAGTCGTGGACTCGCTGGGGTATCCAGAGCGGCATTTTCTGCCAAAACTGCATTGGCTGGCGTGGGTTCGGGTTTCGCTATCAAAGGCATAGTCAATGCCGCATCCGAGGTTGAGCAATTAAAGATAAGAATGAAGTTTCTTACTGGCTCAACAGAAGATGGTGCAAAAGCCTTTCAAATAATGGATAAATACGCATCGCGCGTACCATTCACATTGCAAGATATTCAAAAAGCCACACCAGCATTATTGGCGGTTGCTGGTGATGTTAAAGACCTCAATGGTTTGCTCGCGGTTACTGGCGACATTTCTGTTGCATCAGGTATTTCATTTCAAGACACCGCATTACAATTACAACGCGCATTATCGTCAGGCATAGCATCTGCTGAAATATTTAGGGAGCGAGCCGTTCGTTCAATGCTTGGTTTTCAGGCTGGAGTTGAATACACCGCAGAACAAACAAGGCAACATATCCGTGATGCTTTTAATGGTAGCACCTTAGATATTAAAGGCGCAACTGAAGCGATGGCAAAGACCTATGCTGGTAATGTGTCGATGATGGAAGATGCGTGGTTTAAGTTTAAATTGGCATTAGCGGAAACAGGCGTATTTGAAGCAGTGGGCAAGGGCATTATTTGGGCGACAGAGAAATTCAAATTGTTTGCGGCTATGGTAAAAGACCCAAGACTCCATGATGTGCTGAACGGTATGGCAAAAGTTTTTACAATGATTTGGAACGCAGTTGCACAATTACCAATAGTTATCGCAGGTGCTTTTGGCGAGGTTGTGAAAGGCATTGCGTGGCTGGATAAAGCGGCGACAGAGTTCTTGCAGTCTATTAATAATAATTTAGCCAAGGTTAACCCAACCATTCAAGGGTTAATTCCCTTAACTGAGGAATGGCTGGATAAAGCAAAAGAGATGTCTGATTTCTTCACTATAGGATTGAATGATGGATTAAATGAAGCACTTGGTAAAACAGAAGAATTAAAGAATGCCACCAATGCAATGTCATTTGATATTGGTGGTGGCAAAGATACAGGCGTACAACTTGAGCCGTTCAAAATGGAATTTGACACAACTGGCACACAAGGGTTTAACGCGCAACTGAATAAAATGATGCTACAGGTTGGCGATTTAGATACTGCCGCAGTCAGCATGATTGGTAATTTTACTGACGGATTAAGCACTCAGCTAACTGAAGCACTAATGACAGGCAAGGCATCATTTGGTGATTTTGCTAGGTCAATTCTAGCCATGATTACACAGATGATTATAAAAATGTTAATTTTCAAAGCCATCTCTGGATTAATGACTGCTTTTGGTGGCGCGGCTGGTGGTGCTGGTGGTGCTGGTGGTGCTGTCACATCTGGATTAGGCGCGGCTCCAGTTGGTATTGAGCAAAATCTAATGACAGGAGCGGTTGGAACCTTTGCATCTGGTGGCTCAGTTACAGGTGGAAGTCCTGTAATGGTTGGTGAGCAAGGTAGGGAGTTATTCATTCCTAAATCAAACGGAAGTATAGTGCCGAGCCATAAGTTGAATGAATTTGCATCTGGCAACACCCAGCAACAAGCACCAAATGAGGTTGTTAATATCACTCTCAATTTATCAACAGGTGTTCAACAAACAGTTAGAGCAGAAGTCATGGGTATGATGCCAGTAATTACGAAACAAGTGAAAGGTGCGGTTGCCGAAGCTAGACAGCGTGGCGGTTCATTCAGTAGCCAAATGGGGGTCGTATAATGGCTATTGCTTATCCGGTTAATTTGCCAGACACGACTTCATATCGTGACGCAAGAATGACTGCAAGAACGGTTGTTGGTGTAACTAGGTCACCGTTCACGGGCGCACAACAAGTGCAAAAACATCAGGGTCAGTGGTGGGAATTTGAGTGTTCTTTAGTGCCAATGAGCCGTGATAATGCTGAAGATTGGATTGCTTTCTTGTTGTCATTAAATGGGAAAGAGGGAACATTTTATTTGGGCGACCCATACGGCACAACGCCAAGGGGTGCGGCAACTGGCACACCCAGAATAAAAGGCTTAAATCAAACTGGCAAAACTCTAATAACGGACGGATGGGGAGAGTCGATAACTGTGCTAAAAGCTGGCGATTATATCCAGTTAGGTACTGGCTCAAATGCACGATTGCACAAGGTTTTAAAAGATGCGTCCTCTGATTCAGCTAGCAACCCAGAAGCGACATTAGACATATTCCCAGAGATAAAAACAGCTTATAGCGACAACACAGTCATAACAACATCAAATGCAAAAGGCGTATTCAGACTGTCATCAAATGAGATGGCTTTTGATTTAAAACAAGCCAGCACTTACGGCATATCATTTGCCGCAGCAGGCGTTGTCTAATGGCTCATGAGGGAACTAGGCATTTACACGCTGATTTCGTAACTGAACTTGAAAAAGATGCAGTTGCACCCATCCTGTTAGCGAAGATAAACACTTCTGGTGGTGATGTTCGGGCGTGGACAGGGTTAGGCACTCTATCTTTTGGTGGCGAGGATTATATTGGTGGTGGTAACTTTGTTGGCGTTTCTGAATTGATGGAAACTAATGATTTGTCAGCACAGGGAATGGCAGTGTCTTTGTCTGGGATTCCGTCTGATTTATTAGCAGTAGCATTAGGTCAGGTTCAACACGGACGACCAGCCACAATATGGTTGGGGTTGATGGGTTCAGTAATCAGTAATGGTGTTTCATCGTTAGCTTTAATTAATACACCGTATGAAATATATTCTGGATTTACAGATGTGACCGCAATTTCTGAGCAAGGCGAAACAAGCACGATTTCAATCAATGTTGAGAACAGACTTATCGCTCTTGAAGTAGCAAAGATTCGCAGATATACACATGAAATTCAAAAGCAAGATTATCCTAGCGACAAGGGGATGGAATTTGTTGTGGGTCTACAAGATAAGTCATTTAAATTTGGAAGTTAAATGAGAATTGACGGTTGGGAAAAAGAGTTTAACTCATTTATTGAAAGTCGAATGCACACAGCATTTGAGTGGGGTGTCCATGACTGCTGTTTATTTGCTAACGATTCTGTTTTAACTATTACAGGTGTAGATTGTGCTGAGTTCTTTCGTGGCAATTATGATGATGCTGAATCTGCTTACAAGAGAATGAAAGAATACTCTGGGGGCAGTGTTCCAGAGTGTATGGAAAAGTTCGCTGAAGAATATGGGTTTGAAGAAGTTGGTATCAATCATGTGGGGCGCGGAGATGTTGCGTTGTGTTTTGTGGAAACGCATATCGGCGGCATCTTACCAACGCTAGGGGTTCTTGATGGTTCGGGAAAAATACTTATTGCTGGGCGTAAAAGATTAAACAGTTTCAAAAAGGCATCAGGGGAGCGATTTTGGAAAATCGGATAACTTGGCAAGTCACAAAAGGGTGTGAGCGATTATCGGGTGGATGTGATTCTTGCCCGTCTTATTTGTATTCTGTAAAAACTGGCGATGATTATTCGGTTCAGCTTTGCCCAGAACAATTAGCGTTGCCGATAACAATTAGCGTACCTAAAATATTTGCAGTTGCGTTTGGAAGTGATTTATTTCATGAATCTGTGCCATTAAAATACATCAAAACAGTATTTGCGGTAATGAATGATACACCGCATCACACTTATGAATTAGCCACCAAACGAATTGAAAGAGCATCCATTTTAGCTGAGCGATTTGAGTGGACGGATAACATCCGAATGGGCGTTGTTGTTGAGTCGGGTGAATATGATTGGCGTATTAAATTTCTTCAATCAATGCCATCCGCTTATAAGTTTATTTCTGCCGCTCCAATGTTGGGTGAAATGGGTGACGTTGATTTAACCCATATTGATTATGTTGGCGCATCAAAAGAAACGTGGGGGTTAAAGCGATTATTTAAAAAAGAATGGACAGATAACTTATCTAAATTATGTGAGCGACAAGGGGTAATGTTTACGATGGACTCGCAATATTTATGGAGTGCTGAATAATGCCGGGAACTGTTGCGGTAGGAGCGATAGCGGCATGGGCAGGGGTAACGCTTACTGCGGCACAAATACTTATGGTGACGATTAGTTTATACGCATCATTAATATCAATGGTAATGTCGTTTGTCATGCAACCAGATATGCCAGGCTTGGGTGCAATGGGGGCGGCAGATAGGGCAAAAGACAGATTAAGAAACGTAAAGCAACCACTTTCACCGCATCGTGTAATTTATGGTAAAACCAGAGTTGGCGGAACAATCACATATTTGCACACAACTGATGATGATGAAGAACTGCACCAGCTTGTAACGGTTGCAGGGCATCCGATTGATGCCATTGAGTCAATTTATGGGGATGATAATTTATTACAGTTTGATTCTGATAATCTAGTTAACAATGATGATGCCAAGGATGACGATGGCAATATCATTGATAAAGCATCTAAGTGGTCAGACTTCATGTATGTTTGGTCTGCCGATGGAACAACGGTTGGCGATTCCGATTTGTTGGATGCAATGGTTGAGCATACAGACGGTAGTTGGACGACCTCGCATAAACAAGAGGGGTTAGCCAAGGTGTATTGTCGATTTATGTATGACCGTGACGCATATGCTTCATCGTTGCCTAATATAACCTTGATTGTGCGTGGCAAAAAAGTATACGACCCTAGAGATTCCAGAACAGTTTTTACACCATCACCATACAACGTAGATACAGCAATAAATTCATTAATTGATGAAGTGTCTTTCATCTTGTTAGGGCAAGTTAGTGACCAAGTTCTTAATGATTTATTAACTGAAACGGATGGCAATTATGAGCGAGGTGATGTCAACAATGATAACAGCATAACGGCAGATGATAAAACAGCTTTAGAAAATTATCTCTCAACATCAGAAACAGAACCAAGCGAAGATGAATCATCTTGGATAGCGGCAAAACTAATTGCACATATGCGGAGCAATACCAAATACTCTGTCTATTTTAGCAAGTCTATTTATAGCAACAATTCTGCTTTGTGTATTCTTGATTATATTAAAGATACTCGTTATGGATTGGGTGAGCCAGAATCTAATATAGATATAGATTCATTTACAACTGCGGCTAATATATCAGATGAATTTGTTCAGTTGAAAGATTATGCGTTAATTAATGCGGTCGATATAGAGGACGGTAAAGAATATATTATAACGACTGTCGGCACGACAGATTTCACAGAATATGGAGCATCAGCAAATACATTAAACACTATTTTTACAGCATCATTTGAGGATGAGGAAGTTGGTTCTGGCACAGGTGTTGTCGCTTTATCAGCGTTTGTCGAAAAAAGATATGTATGCAACGGCACGTTTGAAACATCATCGAAGCCGTCACGGATAATGAAAGATTTACTCTCAACGTGTTCGGGTCGATTGACCTATCAGGGTGGCAAGTGGGCATTGCGTGTTGGTGCTTATGTATCACCAACCATCACTTTCACAGAAGATGATTTAGAAAGTGGTTTGGAAATTGTTTCGCAGGTTGGTCGCAGAAATTTATTCAACCAAGTGCAGTCTGTGTACACATCGCCACAAGATTTATACCAACCAACAGATGCCCCATTAGTTAAAAACGCAGTGTATTTAGAGCAAGACCAAGATGAGGTTATTACTCGTGATATGGAATTTCCATTTACTACTTCGTCAAGCACATCACAACGGTTGGCGAAAATAGAGTTAGAAAGAGTCAGGCAACAAATAACTGTTGCAACGACTTTCAGTTTGAAGCAAGGGTTGCAGATTCAAGCTGGCGACACTATCGGTATGACGAATGAGCGCATGGGATGGGTTAACAAATCATTTGTTGTTGAAGAATGGGGTATGAACGCTTCTGGCGACTTGGAAAATCCAAGAATAATTGTTGGCGTTGCACTCAGAGAAATAGCCAGTGACGTATTCGATTGGAATTCGGGTGAAGAAACCACAGTTGATGCCGCACCCAATACCAATTTACCTGACCCATTCAATGTGCGACAACCAACAGGCGTTGAAATAACTGAAGAATTATACATCACTGCCGAGGGTGGCACTAAAACAAGAGCCATTGTAAGTTGGCAAGGCGCAGGAAAGTTTGTTCATGAATATGAGGTTGAGCATCGTGATGAATCAGTTGTGGACGGGGGTTATGTCTTTGTAGATTCGTCAAGAACCTCTGGGGTTTATGTTAACGATTTGGCGACAGGTGTTCACTCATTTCGTGTTCGGGGTAGAGCATCTATTGGCTCATTATCTGCTTGGACAGAATTAACTCATGTCACCATCAGAGGTCTGACAGATTTACCAAGCAATGTGTCTGGATTATCGTTAGTGGCGTTGAGTGGTTTAGCGCATCTGACATGGAATTTATCAATTGATTTAGATGTGCGATTTGGGGGGAAAGTAGAATTTCGCCACACCAGTTTAACATCTAATCCAACATGGTCAGACTCAAC